ACGGTTGGCAACTGGTCGAAGGTGTACGAGCTGAAGAACCTCGGCATCGTGCGTGCCACCAACACCTCCAACTTCGATTGAGGTAACTAACCATGGCACAACCTTCCCAGTTTGAACTGTCCACAGAGCAGTACATCGTTGCTGACCACTTCATCGCCTCTTCGGTGGCTGATATTCAGTTCTTCATCGCTCCGGTGAAGTGCCAAGTGGTCGCCGTCCACGAGGTGCATGCCACCGCCGGTAGCGATGCTGGCACTGTCACTGGCACGATTCGTCGTTGCCAAGGCACCGAGGCTGCTACCGCTGGCGATGACCTGCTCAGCGCTACGATCAACTTCAAGGGGACTGCTCTTACCGAGCAAACTCCTGCTCTGACCACCACCACCGCCAACCTGACCCTGGAGGCTGGCGATCGTCTGTCTCTGGATGTCACCGGCACCACCACCGCTCTGGCTGGCGTGATCATCACCGTGCTGCTTAAGCGCATCTGATGGGGCTGTTCGCTTTCCGGCGACTGCGTGAAAAGGAGGCTGCCTCTACGGAGGTGGCCTCTCTTTCTATGCCAGAGCCTAAACTAGACATACCGGAGCCTGACGATGCCAATAGCAATCGTGGCCACGCCAGGCGCGGCCGACGCAAACAGTTACCTGACGCTGGCAGCAGCGCAAGCGATCATTGATGGGTTTGTGCAAGATGCTGATGTAACGGCTTGGGCATCGGCTACTACTGATCAAAAGAATCGGGCATTATTTACCGCAACGCAACGGCTAGACCGCGAGCGGTTCCTTGGTGCCCGAGCGACCGATACGCAGGCACTGCAATGGCCGCGCACCGGAGTGCGCAAGCCTGACACCTATATCAATACCTACGCGGTAGGGTTCCCATTCCGTATCACGACGGACTATTTCACCGATACCGAAATCCCAACGCAGATCCAATACGCGCAGGTAGTACTGGCAACGTATCTGAACAACAACCCAGATGGTATTGGCCTGAGTGGACTGGAAGATTACAAGAACGTCAAGATCGGCAGCATTGATGTGACGCCTAACCTTGGCTACGGCGCCGTTGGTGCTGACAAGGTGCCGCCAATTATGGAGCGATACCTGACAGGGCTTAGAATCAGTGGACCGGGCAATTTCTCCATCCGCAGGAGCTAACCATGGACGATTACAGCATTGGCTTTGAGTACATTACTGACACGGCGGCTCATACCGGCAGGTTTTATAGGCTCTATGCCGTTGCCGATGCTGTGATCAGCACCGCGACAGTGCAAAACGCAACTGGCAATGCTTTTACATCGGTTCCACTTGGCAAGGGCGATTTCATCGACGGCGTGTTTACCAGCGTTACCTTGGCTAGCGGCAAAATCATCGCTTACAGGATCTGATGGCACTTGCCAGCCCGCTACGGAAGGTTGCCAGCAAGCTGATGGCAAAGTTTGGCGGTGTTGCAACGATCCGTAGCGTGACACTTGGCACATATAACACCACCACTGGCGCAGCGGCCGAGACAACCACAGACACCACAGTGCGTGGCGTGCTAGAGGATGTGCGCCGTAGCGAGGTGAACGACTTAGTGCAGCAGGGCGATAAACGGTTGATGATTGCAGCGGCTGACCTGGCAAGCGCACCAACTACCGCTGATCGCGTCATCATCAACAGCCGCAGCCTGCAAATCATTGAAGTGCGCACCATTGAGCAAGACAACACGGCCATCACCTACGAGTTGATCCTGAGGGACTGATGGCACGCACCATCCGCATTGCAGATATTGGCGACTACGCCAGCCAGCAATATGAAAAACTGCTGCGCGTTGCGGTGCTGGAAACCGACAGCCGCCTTAAGCTGGCCAGCCCCGTCGACACCGGCAGGTTCCGCGTTAGCTGGCAGGTTGGTGAGAATGCGGCATCAGGTGGGCAGGCGCCAGAAGGCAGTTACACGTCCACGCCACCAATCGACCGAATTGGCTACGGCCAAGAAAAGGTAGGCAACATCTATTCAGTCCACAACAACTTGCCATATGCTGAACCGTTGGCTAACGGCAGCAGCAAGCAGGCGCCGGCCGGTTGGGTCCAAGGCATCGCAAAGGACATCCAAGGATTTGTCCGCGTCAACGCAGATCGCATCGGCAGGGAGTCATGAGCAGCACTTACAACGACGTCCGCGCTGCCATTGAAGGCCGCATCGCCACTGAAATGGCCGCAGCTCCCGCTTATCCAGTCAGCTATCAAAACATTCCGTTCAGCCCACCTAATAACACGCCTTGGCTGCAGGTGTTCATCCGCTTTGGCGACAATGCCTATGCAACCCTGTTGCCAACCGGCAGCGCTGGATTTAACCGGCAAAACGGCACGCTCGTGGTAAATGTGTTCACGCCTGTTGGCGTCGGCGTCGGCGCTAATTTCACCATTGCAGAACGCGTCAAGGACTTGTTCGACCGACGCACGGTGTCTAGCATTATTTTTGATGCAGCATCAGGCCCTGCGCAGGTAACGCCAGCATCACCTGAACCGTATTACCAAACGCAGTTGACCATAACGTTTGAAGCATATGTAGACTGACGCCAGCCAACTACCGTTCACAACATGGCTGTCACTGTTTTGTCCGGTACGTCCGGCGCTCTTTACTACAAACCCGCCGGCACTACTGGCACCTTTGGTGAGGCCAACGTTAATGCTGGTTCGGACACTATCACCGTCCAAACCTACCTGAATTTCAAGGCTGGCGATCCTGTCAAGTTCCGCGTGGTCAACAGCCAAACCGGCGGCTCTGGTTCTGGCACGCTGCCGGCTCCGATTTCGGATGCCACCACTTACTACGTTCTCAGCTATACCGCTGCTACCGGCGCGCTGACCGTCTCGACTGCTGCTGGCGGCACCATCCTGCCCATCACCGACGATGGCACTGCCGTTGCTCCCAACGAGTTCGAGGTGTACTACGCCGACTACGCAGCTGTTGGGCAGGTGCAATCTTGGTCCTTCGAGATCAGTCGCGCTGAAATCGACGTCACCACCATCGGTCAAACCGCTGGCCAGTATGCTCCCTTCCGAGCTTACATTCCCGGCTTTGCAGATGGCAGCGGTACTGCTACCGTCTATGTGACCAACGAGGACGCCGCACTGTCCAACCGTATGGTGGAAGACGTGCTGCAGCGTCAGCAGGTCGGTTGCGCATTCAAGTTGTATACCGACAAGGCTGGCACTGAAGCACTGAGCCGCAGCATCAGCATGGATGCCGTGCTGCTTACTGCTAGCCTCAACATCAACCCAGACGATGCGCAACAGGTGGAAATCACATTCCGTCCGACCGGTGCGCCATCGTTTGACTTCAGCACGAGCGCCTGATGTCTACTGCACTTGCACGCCTGAAAAAGGCGGCCAATCTGACGCCCTCAAAGCGGACTGTCGTTCTTAATGACGGCAGCGAGTTTGAGTTTTACACGACGCCGCTAACCATGGCCGAACGTGAACGGGCGCAGAAGATGCCCGGTGGCGATGAAACCAACGGATTTGCGCTGAACCTGCTTATTACCAAAGCAGTCGACGATGCAGGCCAGCGGTTGTTCCAAGCCGGCGAAATCGCTGAGCTGAAGAACGAAGTACTCGATAGCGATTTGCAGGCGATGATGCTTGCAATTATTACCGACCCGGAGGCTACCGAAGAGGTAGACATGAAAAGCGCTAAAGGCAGAACTAAAGCGCGATAACCTGCTGATGCTGCAACTAGGTGTAGCCAAAGAACTGGGCTACACCTTGACACGGCTGAAATCAGAGCTGACCATAGAAGAACTACTTCTGTGGTCGGCTTATTTTGATTTGCTCAACGAGGAGCAGGAACGTAGAATGAAGCAACGCCGTCGATAAGCCGTGTCTGTCGTAGCAAATGTTGCTATTAACGTTGACAGCCGTGGCGCAGTCAATCAACTCAAGCAGGTTGAAACACGCGCTCAAGCAACTGAACGCGCGTTTGGGGCGCTTCAACAGGCAGCAGCAGCATTTGGTGCTGGTTTTGCTTTGTCTAAAGTTATTGCTGATGTACGAGAATTAGACACTAATTTACGCAGACTGGGCACCGTTGGCGGTGACGTAAAAGCTCTTGACAAGGAACTTGGTACGCTTAGCAAGCAACTTGATGGAGTTGCCAGCAAAGCTGAACTTGCAGCTGCTAGTTACCAAGCATTATCTGCAGGATTTACCGATACCGCAGGCAATATCAAGGTTGTTGAAGCCGCAACCAAGGCCGCGGTAGGCGGTTTAGCCGATACAACTCAAGTCACTGCTGTGCTGACAAAAACGCTAAACGCGTACAACATGAGCGGAAGCCAAGCAGTTAAGGTAACGGATAGTATCAGCAAAGCTATTGAGTTTGGTCAAGTCGAATGGTCTGATTACACCAGTCAACTCGGGAGAGTTGCGTCTATTGCCGCCATCGCCGGTGTCAGTTTAGATGAAGTTAATGCATTTATTGCTGCTGCCACAAAGAATGGAGCCACTGCTGAAATTGCATTTACAGGCCTTGGAGCAACACTCAATACATTGCTGCAGCCAAGCAAAGAAAGCACGGAAGCGGCCGCAGAACTTGGCATTCAATGGAACTTGGCTGGACTCCAAGGCAAAGGATTTGACGGTTTAATTGCTGAACTTGCCAAAAAGATGGGCACCAATCAAGAAGCGGCGGTCCGCTTGCTTGGTTCGCAAGAAGCGCTGCGTGGTGCATTTGCAGCAGCAGCAAAAGGCGGCAAAGATTATGAAGCAGCATTGACGGCGATCGGCGGAGCAGCCGGCAAAACCGATCAAGATTTTCAAACAATGAAGACAAGTGTTGAAAATCAACTTAAGGCTTTAGATACAGCATTTAAGAATTTAAGTGAGGCACTTGGTTTGGCATTTGGTCCGGCTGTGCTCAAGTCAGTCACTGATTTAACTGATACTGTTAATGGATTTGCTGGCGCAATTAAAACGATACCACAGCCAGTAGCTAGCGCTGTTGTTGAGCTTGTCAAAATCGTTGCGCAAATGGTACTGCTGCAAAAAGCAATGCAGGCAATTATTGCCTTGCGCGTTGGCTTTGTTGCTGCAATGACAGCTTCTACCACTGCGGTAGCAACAAGCGGCACGGCAGCGGCGACTACATCCTCCGCTTATGCGCTTTATGCGAGAAACACTCAAACTCTAGCTGCTCAGTCAGCGGCCGCCACCGCAAAAGTGACGCCACTTGGCAATGCGCTTCGCAGTATTGCAAGCATTGGCATTATCACTGTTGGAATAAATTTGATTGTTAATGGCCTTTCAAATGCAATAAGAGCTAATCAAGAAATTGCAAAGTTGCGAGGCCAAAGGGCTGCAGGTGGAGCGGCGGCAATGTACGGCGGTACTGCGCCTGCAGAATCCAAGCAAGCGGCGGCGCAAACTCTTAAAGCCATACAAGCAGAAAGAAAACGCGGAGTCCCTGTTTCCACTCGTGTTCTCGGATCACTTGCCGGCCTATTTGGTCAACAAACGCCAGCGGATGTGCTTGATCGAATAAATGTATTGCGAGAGCGGGAATTGGCTGCTAAAGGAGTGCTTGGATTGCAAACTAGGGCTGTAACTGATGGCACAGGTACAGGTGCGGGCGCAGGTGCTGCTGCGGGCGCAGGTGGCGGTGACAGCGGTAAAAAGAAAAAAGGAAAGACTGACGCAGAACGGGCCGCTGAACGCGCAGCGCGAATCCAAGCGGAAATTCAAGGGTTGCAGCGTCAAACCGCATTGACCAAACAACTTACATTCCTTGATGAGCAAATTGCCAACGCAGAAGCAGATAAGAATAAAGAATTGGTGATAACATTGCAAGCTGAAGAAAAAAGATTGCGCATTGCCTATCAACTTGCAGATGAGTTGGCCAGATCGGAAACACAGGGACAGCGCGATGCAGCACTTGCAAATGCAATAGTAGAAGCTGATCGCATCCGTGTTGGCGCTGCCATCGAGATGTCCAAGCAGGAAGAGGAACGTTACGAGCGCTATCAAGATTTGCTTACTGGCCTTGACCGTGAAATTCAACTAGCCGGCATCAAAGATGAAGCCGCTAAAAAACTCCGTCAGATTGAATTCGATATTGCTGATTTACGCAAAGAAGGACTGTACACAGAAGAACAACTTTTAGCAATCCAGCAAAAGCGCATGGCGCTCATTACAACTGATACCAAAGGACCGGGTCAAAAGCGCATGGAAGAATTACGCACAGAGTTAATAAATCTTACAAATCTTGAAAACATTTCAATCACTGCAGCAGACAACATCGGCACTGCCTTCGGTCAAGCATTCCAAGAAATCATCAACGGTTCATCCAGTGCTCAAGAAGCACTCGCCAACATGATGCGGAGCATCGGTGAAAACTTTATTAACATGGCCGCCCAGATCATCGCCAAGCAGACCACAATGGTCATTCTTGGCACAATTCTCAAAGCCTTGGGTATTGGTGGCGGAGCCTTCGGAGGCGGCGGTTTCTCCAGCAATGCGGCAGGTTTCGGCGGCTCCGTTGATGCTGGAATCCCCGCCTTGCCAAATATTCCCGACTACAGCGGCGCCTTCCGCGCCAACGGTGGCCCAGTCTCTGCTGGATCTCCTTACGTCGTCGGTGAACACGGTCCCGAACTGTTCGTTCCAGGGCGCAACGGCAGCGTGGTGTCCAACTCCGGTCTGCGCGATGCGATGGGCTCCGCACCCAGCAGCGGTTCGCCGGTGCTCAACATGAGCTTCCAGACAACCAGCATCGGCGGCGTAGAGTACGTCAGTAGAGACCAGCTGGAGGCGGCCATGGCCGAAACCCGCCGCCAAGCCACCCGCGACGGCGCCAATCGCGGCATGACCATGACCTTGGATCGCATTAAGCAATCCCCGCAAACCCGTAGCCGCATCGGTATTCGCTGATGGCAACCTTTCCTGAGATTGTTCCAACAGCCCGCAACTTCAAGCCGGGCGTGTACCCACAAAAGACATACCGCGCCCTAAGTGGTGCTGTCGTCAAACGCACCTATGGCAATTCACCGTATGGCGCTCAACTTGAACTTGAATTTGGCAATATCCCAGATGCGACAGTTGTAACTCTGTTGGATCATTACCGCAGTCAGACCGCTGCTAACCGCCGCTTTATTCTCAGCAGCAACGTCACCGCTGGAATGTCCAGCGCATTGGCTGCCCGCGCCAACGCCAGCATCGACGGCCTTCGCTGGGAATATGCCGGCCCACCGGAAGTAGAAACCGTCCGCCCCGGAACCAACAACGTCCGCATCAATCTCGTTGGTGAAATCCGCAATCCCCTACTCGACGACTGATGGACATCCGCATCTGCCAGTTCTTCGACCTGACCACAAGCAGCGGCAATCGGCATTTATTTCAGAACTACTTTGCGAACGAAAACAAAACCTACGCAAACCGCAACTATTCCTTCGCTCCTTTCCGTGCCGAAGGTGCCATTGCCAGCCTTAACGGCGAGAATAACGTGCTGCAGATCTTGTTTCCCAACTTAGAGATTAGTGTCGCCATGCTTCAAGCCGGCGACGGCAACCGCCTCAGCACGCTGGAGCTGACGACTGTTTGGCTTACCGCTGACGGCAGCTACACCAACAACATCCAAGTTGAATACTACGTCGGCGTCGGCAGCAGCATCAGTGACACCACGGTGGAACTCCGCTTTCGCTCAGCCATCGATAGCGTCACCAGCAACTTCCCCAACCGTATCCTCACCCGCGAACTTGTCGGTCCGCTGCCGCTTGACTCCCAGTTGGTTTTGCAGTGATCAACGTCAACGACCTAATCGGACTGACCTACGGCTGGGGCCACCGACCGGACGACAACAGCGGATTCACCGATTGCTTTCAGCTAGCCTGCGAAATCCACCGCCGCTTTGGCTTGGCGGATTACGCACCGGCTTTTGACTGGGTCTACAGCGAGTTCGACGACGACACCTTTCCGCGAGTTCGCATGGCCCGCTGGCTTTTGCAAAACGGCAGCCGCTTGACAACACCCCAACCGGCTGCCGTCATCTTGCTGCCATCAGACATTGGCGCAGCTCTCGGCACCATCATGGACGACGGCAGCACTGTTTTCATTGGTCCGTCTCATAATGTAGTAAGAGCCAAGCTGCCAGAAGGCACCGGCCAACTTTTTTGGATGGAGCGATGACCCGCAAGCTGCTGCCCTACGAGCATGACCTCATCGCTGCCCTTGGCATTACCAAAGAAGAGTATCTCGACTTCCTCGCTGTTCAGCAGGCATATACCGACTCAAAAGAGGGGACAGTTTTTGATGTTCAGAATGCTCCGGTGGCCGCCATTGTTCTTGCTGTCATAGGACTTATTTTTCAAGTTGTTTCGGTACTGCTGACACCCAGACCAGAGATCCCCTCAATTTCGGCAGCTGGCGGTGAACGCCAAACCCGTGAGCAACGGTTTTCCCCGCGGTTCGGCTTCAACAGCGTCCAAGAACTTGGCAAGTACGGCGACACTGTCCCGCTGGTTTACACCGACCGCTCCAGCAGTGGCAACCCCAACGGCGGCATCCGTGTTGCAGGTTCGCTGCTGTGGTCCGCAGTCCGCAGTTACGGTAGCAATCAGTTTTTACAAATGCTGCTGTTGGTGGCCGGTGGTGCTATCACTCGCATCGACCCGCTTAAGTTGGCTTTTGGTCAGGCAGTCATCACTGACCTGATTGCCCAAAACAAATGGGTCTACTTCAAAAACAATGCCACTGGCGCATTGAGCTGGGCTAACGAGCTGAACGCTAATGGCGATTCCGACCCGACTAAATACGGCAGCTCAAATGACAATCCATACCGCATACAACCTACCAGTACCGTCAATAGTCGCGTTGATGGATTCAGTCAGGCGTATTCACCTAGCAGCTCAAGCATTTTTGGTGGTTACAGCCCAGTACCGCTAAATGTCTTCACCTACCTCCGCAACGAGGCTGGCGATAAGTCCGGCCGCAACGTTGACATTTACGTCTCTGCTCAGCCTTGGAGCACTCCCTTAGCGCCGCTGTCGATAGGTCAAACACTGCAACTGCAGTTCAAGTCAACTGCCAATCCACCGACCGGCACCACGTTTGAAGATGACTTGGTGCGTAGCGCGATGGATACACGTCGTGCACTCGCCAGTGTCTTCGACGATGCAGGCATCTTCAAACTCGGCTCAGCTCGTTTCCGAGTCAACCGCATCACCGGAACAACAACCGACGAAGGCGACTTTTTTGTTGACCTGACCTGTTTTGAAGCCGGAGCCGCACCATCGCTTGCGTATGGCACCACGCAGGTTTCCGACACTGGTTCTGAGTACAAGGCGGATCCAACTTATATCATGAATCGCAATATCGTTAATTACATACTGAATGAAGATGACAGGGATACACTAGGCGACGCCTCGTCAAGTTTGCCGGAATCGCAAAGATTCACCGTTACCACAGCTGAAGATTTACTGCGTTCAGGCGAGATATGGACTTTAGAATTTAACCCTGATGACGGCGCACGTTACTTCGCGTTTAAGCGATACATTGTTGATGCCGAGAAAGGAACAATCAACGAGTTCTTAGCAGCTCAAAGGCAAGCAACTACCGGCAGTGATGATCAGTTTTACCTCAAAGCTATAACCCGCATTGAGGAGGCTTCATACACCACAGTGTCCCAGTGCAATATCGTTGACCTTGCCCTAAAGGCACAGGTCTACCGCCGCATTTCCGGCAGGCAGCAAAGCTACGGCAGCCAAAGACGTGAAGGCTATGCCGTAAGCGATAACGGCATCCAACAGCGCTCGTCCATGTTCCTGCTGCGCTACAGGATACCTGGCACCAGCTTTACTGCTGTGCCGGGCATTTTTGTTGTACGTCGTGCCGCAGAACAAGATAACTTCATCTACCTCAAGTTCAACGGTGGCGGTGTTCCGCAGAACTGGCAATTCCGTTTGGAGCCAATTATTGATCCACTAGCCGAAATCGCCAAGCGTGGCTTTTTGCGTCAGTCCAACGGCCGAGTGAGGTACTTCTACCTGCAAAACTCAGGCGATGCCACAAAAATAGACATCGGCAATGGACGCGAAGTTTACTTCACCGGCTTTACGCAAGAGAGTTTAAGCAATGGTATGCCGCCATTGAACGACTCCCCCAACGGCACCAACGAGTGGGACCTTTTTAGCCTCGATGCTGACACGCAACTACAGACCTCGTTCGAGCGTGGTCCCGAGATGGCCATCACTGCTGTCAGTGAACAACTGACGCAGAACTTTGCATCTGCGTTGTATTCCAACCTATCGCTAATCGGCTTCAACGTGTTTAGCGGCAAAAGCCTGCAGGACATGCGTTCGTTCTCCGCTTTCGTCACAGGCGGTAAACCGGTGCGCCGTATCCGCACATCAGGCAACGACGAAAACAGCAACGCATGGGGCAGCGCAGCCTACCGTTACTACCCATCCAACCCAGACGGCCCGACCAGCTTTGCACCTGACATTTTCTTAGATACCGTTCTCGACACGCAAGACGGCATCGGCAACTACGCCAAGATCAACGGCATCGACATTCGCCAGCTAGCAATCAGCAAGCGCTTCTGCCAGTACAACGGTCTGTACATGGACTGCCTTGTGGCTGATCGCCAGAACTGGCGCAACTTCTGGGCAACTAACGCACCGTTCAGCCTGCTGGAATTTGCCCGCATCGGCGGCCGCGAGACACTAATACCAAGTGTCCCGTACGACCCCAACACTGGTGCCATCCAGCGCCAAATCCAAGTAAGCGCTTTGTTCAATCAAGGCAACATCCTTGAGGACAGCTACAAAGAGGAATTTCTTGACTACGACGCCAACGTCCAAGACATCATCGCCACGGTGATTTACAGGGCTCTTGACCCCACTGGTACATTTGCCGTTAACCGTTCGATCACCGTTCAGCGCAGTGACACCAACGCTGCCAATGCAGTGCTGCAGTCATTTGACGCCTCGGGTTACGTCACCACAGAAGCCCAAGCAATCTTGTTCGGCAAGCTGATGTGTAACACAAGACGTTATGTGCGCTCTGCCGTCGAGTTCAAAACGTATCCGACTACCAGTCCCATTTCACCTGGTGCATACATTTATGTGGACATCGGCCACAACGCATGGGATGGCATCAGCACTGGCGTCATCGGCGCCGACGGTGTGCTGAACGCTCCGGTTGACAACACGATCCGCAACGGCAGCTACTCATTTCTGCTGTACCAAAGCGGCAGCGGCGTGGTGCAGACCACTGCTACTGTCACCGACAACGTCGCTCCATCGCTGGCATCCCGCGAAGGCTACCTGTACGTCTTGGGCACCAAGGTCAAAACTCGTCGCGTCTACCGCGTCAACGAGGTGCAGATGGACGAGGAAGGCGAAGTGACTGTTCGTGGCACGATCTTTCCATGTGATACATCTGACAACTCACTGATCGCTGATTTCTCGGATAACCTGTTTACAGTCCAGCGCTAGACTGGCACTATTGAGCCGCGCGTACCATGGCCTTCTATACCGGTCGTACCGGGTCACTATTCCTTTCGGAGGACCCGAATTTCTACAGCGGCGACGTTTTTAACGTCGGTTTAGCACCAAATGCTTATTCAGTGCTGAAACTCAGAGACTGGTCAATCGAGACAAGCCTCGAGCTGCTTGAGACGACAACTGTTGACACTGCCGTAAAGTTTTATACGCCTGGAATGGTCAGCTCAACAGGCAGTGCCACTGTTCTGTACTACAGGCGCGAAGGCACCACCAGCACTGAGCCGGGCGTGCAGTTCGACAGACTGCTCAGCAAAATCATGAAAACAACAACAGCTGGAGTCACGTCTGCAGATCGTGTCGGCATGTGTCTCCGCGCAGGTAACACACCGGGCGTCGGCAGTGACTTCAAAGATGACATCTCGTTTGGCGCTTATATCACAAGTGCATCCATGCAGGTAAGCACAGGAGAACTAACGTCTGTAAGCATACAATTCACTGTAGACGGACAGTTCTTTGAGATAAGTGATCCATGACGTATTTTTTAGGTCAGTACGGCAAAATTAAACTCGGCCGCAAGGCAACTGGCGCATTTACCAGTTCGCTTTTGCCTGCGGACATCAATACCACCCTGAATCGCTTTGGCTTTGAAGGGTCGGCAGAGTCTTTGCTGACTGGTGATCAGGTAACGATCAGCACTACAGACGCCAGAGGACTTGACTTTCTGCCGGGATCCACTTGGACAGACGGCGGCGGCGCAACGCTCAATAATGTTAATGCTTACATCAACGTCAATGCCATTGGCGGCATTAGGTTGTTTAGTACTTTCAGCGCTGCCGTTAACAATACCCGTAGCTCTGAGTATCCACTGGAGAGTTTTGCGGGTGGCGCTCTTCCCATAACGGTAGAGGTTTACGGCTCTGTGGAGCGCGTTCTTGGCGACGTCCGAGGCTTCAACTTCAACACTGACCGCGAGTCACTGGAAACCACGACCATGTCCGACCGCTTTAAGCGGATGTATTCGGCAGGACTTATCAGCGGCTCTGGTTCGATCGACTGCATTTTCAACCCCACTGGCAGCGGCTTAACCGAAAATTCCCTGTTGATGCTGCAACTCATCAACCGCACCGACATCGGCAGTGAGTTTGACTGCTACCTGCAGCTCACCGAAGAGGACAACTCCCCTAGCACCCAAAACATCTACTACGAATTTCAGGCGATGGTGACTCGCACTGGAATCGAAGTTGCGACCGATCAAACGATCAACTGCGCTATTGACTTTGTTACAACAGGCGAAATCAAACTGCTACTAGGCGAGCCGTCGGGCTACATCCTTAAGGAGGACACCGACCGCATCCGCCTGCAGCAAAACCTTGATTTCCTCTTGAACGAAGTAACCGACTAAACTGCTAGAAGACTTTTTGCTGTAGCCGGAGCTGGCGCATGGCTGACCAGAGAATTACGCAGCTGACCCAGCTCTCTGAGGCTGACGTCGCCAGCACGGACGTCCTGCCCATCGTAGACATCTCGGCCAGCGAGACCAAAAAAGTCACCGCTAAGGACCTGTTTGAGGCTGGCGCAACTCTGGCCGACAGCGCAAGCATCGACCTGATCAAGCTCAACCAGAGCAGCGCTACCAAACTTGGCACCACCGCTCTGGCCGACGACGCGATCACCGCGGCCAAGCTGGCAAACGACTCCAGCATCAACTACGGCACAACCGCGCCTGCCTCGGACAATTTTGAAGGTCGCGGTCACGTCAGCAGCAGCACCAAATACTTCAGCGTTTGGGACGGCAGCGCGTTCCAGCAGGTCATCACCCCGACCGCCGGCATCGAAG